CTTACTATTTCACCAAACTTATACTGAGGTATTCCTAACCCAAGTATTAAAAAATTAAACTTATTTGTTTTTATTCTTTTCATTTTTAATATTTATAAATATCGTCAGCGTTTAGAGACACTAAATTTAATGAACCATCAAATCTCTCGTAACGTTTAGGATAAAAGTTGTTAATAATGCACTGGTGATAAGTTTGTAATAAATCATCTATTTTAGAATTTGCTATATCCATAACAGATTTGTCTAATTCAAACATAGCTATTTCAAAAGGAGGCTCTTTCTCTACTACAGCAAAGATAAACCTAGCATCTTGTGACACTATGTTATTGGCTTGTAAACCACGCAAATAGTAAGCAGCTTGTCTGTCGTATCCAAACTTTCTAATACTTGATGTAAAAGCAGCTACAGAGGTTGTGGTCTTTAAGTCTATTACTAAATCATCAGACTTAACAGTATAGTCTATTAGGCTTTTACATTTAATAACATGAGTCTCATCATTTTCGTCTCTAATTTTTTCTTCCCAAACATTTACTGTTTCAGAAACACCATTGTTAGTGTTAAATAAAGCGAACATATCTTTGTTAGATTGAACAGCTTTTTCCATAGCTAGTATTTTAGAATACTGTTGTGTAGTAATAATTATTTTATCTTCCGCTAGTTCTGCATGTTCAGCAAATTCTTCTTTACCTTTTTTGGTTCTTTTATCTAACTTAGGCATTACATAATATTGCTCATTAAATTTTTCAGGCTCTAATATAATACAATGAAAAGCAGAGCCAAACACCATTGCTTCCGTTGCACTTGCCTGCGAGTCTATTTGAGACTTGAAATAAGCAGGACTTTTATCTAACCAGCCCATCATAGAGTTAGTTAAATGTTCTTTGTCTTGATAATAATTTTCTTGTGTAATCATAACGTTTAGTTAATATTGTTTTAATATTGTGTGTTTATATTGCAGCATGAATAATTTTACAAAAATACTATACTGTGTCATCATGCTTTTTGTTTATATCATTGCTATTTGGTGATAGGTCTTGCTTTCTAAACTCACGTTTATATAACTCGTAGTTAGGTAGTTTTTTAGCGTTAGACTCTACATCATCATGTAAGGCGCAAACGTTTTTGTATAAGTCCTCATAATGCTCTGGAGTCTTGTGCATGTTTTTTAATTGCTCTAAAACGTGTTCTACTACCATTATAGTATATTCTTGACCTGCTAGCGCATCTAAGTACGCATTCTCTTTTTTCTTATTAAACATAATTGTATTTTAATTCTTTATATTCTTGTTTTATAGATTTTAATTCTCTCTTTGTTTTTAACAACTCAATCTTTAAGCTATCTATCTCTGACTTTTTACTATTTATGTTATCTCGTAACACATTATTAGATACCAGTAATCTATGAACTATGTCAGCGTGTTTGTCTGTCTTATCTAAATAAGACCTAGCAAAAGAGCTAGCTATATCGTAAGCTGTTTTATAGTCTTTATATATCTCACTAAGCGTATCATATTCTTTAACATGGTATATAACAGAAGAGTGGTCTCTGTTGATTAACTTACCACAGTTGTCAAAGCCTAAATCAAATACACGTCTCAAGACGTTAGACACTATAAGTCTATGGAATACTAAATCTCTTTTTCTACTCCTAGACATAAACTCCTTTTTGTTTACGTTGTGTTTAACTAAGTAATCATTTATAAATTCTTTTGCTTGTTTCATAATACTTTTATATGTACTCCAGGAGCTTCTTTATTATATTCATAAGCTTCAAAACAAGGTATTATCCATTCACAATTATCATCCTCTATCCACCCGTACTTTACCATTAAGTCTTGTACTGTTTGCGCAGGATTAATGTAATCGAATCTATGTTTAGAACCTCTTATAAATTTAAAAGATATTGTATAGGGAGGCTCTTTGCCTTCAAGAAGTTTTAGAAAGTTTTCCTTGTTCTGTAGGTAATCGCTCTTAGTGTTTGATATATATGTCATAACAGTTTTGCTATGTATTAATATCTTGCCTGTCCAACGTTTACCGTTCTTACTTGAAGGAACATTCCCCCCTATAAATATCGTCTCCATAAAGTTAGTTAGTTAAATTAAAATGGTAAGTCTTCGTCATCATGAGACTGCGAAACTACTTGTGGCTGAATCTGTGGCTCTACGTCCATTTTGTTAAGTGTATTTAATACAGCTAAATCATCTTGTGATAATGTTTTATTGTACTTAGAGTCATAGGTAAGTTTTTTACCTAATTGTGAAGACCAAAGATACTTGACAGCAGTTTTCTTTTCTGGCTGTTTAGTCTCTCTGTTTTTTCCTATATACTCTTCAGACACAAAAGCACATTGTATTCTTTTGTTTAAAGCTTGTTTACAAGATTCTGCGTCTGTAGTAAATTCTTTTACACCACAGTTCATTAAGAAATCTTTTAGTTGTTTCTTTTTCCAATCTTTAGACGAAGGCTTGTCAGTTTGTTTGACAACCCAAAATCTAGCTTGACCTTGCTTACCACATTCTGTTAGCAAGTAAAATTCAATAAATGGTGAACCACTATATCCTTCTATTTCTGTAGAGTTTTTAAGTCCTGTTACCGTACAGACGTATCCTCCAGGTGTAACTCTGTCTGGGTATTTACCGTCTTTTTTAAAGTTTGAGTTTCCTCCTTTAAATTCTGCTAAGTTAAAAGCTTCCATAATCATAATTCTAATGTTTTAATTGTTTTAATATTATTGTTTTTTCCAGTTAAATCTTACTTTACCATCTTGGTCTTTGGCAGCCAACTGAATAAGCTTACCGTTATCATCTCTTTTAGCACCCCAAGTCCACTCTTTAAGCTTTAGTGCCCAAGTAGCCTTAGAACGTCCACCAACCTCGTTATATTCGTTTTGGTTGAGCTTACATTGTATTAGAGGAAAGTCGTATAACTCACGACCTATACCCCAATTAAAGCATGCACGTTTAAATGCGTCTGAAGCTTGACCTTTTTCAGCCTCAGTGTTAGACTCTGTACCTACGTCTTGCTTACTAACCCATTGTTTAGTTTCGGCATTGTATATAGACACAGTGCAATAAAGTCTACCGTCTTTAACTTCATAGCTTTTACACCAGTTCTCAGGGCCTACAACTTCGTCTAAGACATTCATATCATATCTTGCGTCTTTGTAAGCTAAGATTGTAGCATAGCCACCTTTGTTAATTGATTGTACTCTGAAGTCTATTTGCTCCATTTCTACTCCTTGATTTAATTTTCTATAGTTCATAATGTTTAATGTTTTACTTTTTTCTTGTTTCATATCGTTTTATATCTCTATCTAGTTTTCTTAGTGAAGCTACTGCTAGCACTATCTTGATGAATCTTCTTATAAGTATTGGTGATTTACTCGTAATGATTATAAATCCTAGTTCTTTGAAGAGTCTATGTAAGATAGACCTAATTGTTGATTTACTAAATCCAGTTTTTCGAGATACTTGACTGATAATCTTCTCATAATTTGACATATTATTTTTTGTTTCACAGCGAAAATACTAAATATATTTCACTTTTTGAATAAATTATTAACTTTTATTGCAATAAATCCTACAGCAAATAGTATTACAAAAGGTAATATATGAGCCGCTGCATAAATCAATAAAATTAAAAGTATAACTCCTAGAGCTACACCTAAGAAAAAGTCTGGTTTCATAATGTTTGTTATTTAAATTCGTGATATAAACTTTGTACGTGAAGCATCAAAGTTCATGTTAATTTCTCCTACACCAATGTTACGACCTTTAGCAAATATAATCTGCGCAAGTCCCTGCGAATCAGTTCCGTCTTCAAGTGATGGGATGTTATAATATTCTGGTCTATAAAGTAGACAAACTATATCCGCAGCTTGCTCGATTTCACCCGACTCTCTTAAGTCTGACATTGTAGGTTTAGGGTTACCCCTGAAAGATACACCTCTATTTAGCTGTGATAAAGCTATAATAGATATGTTAAGTTCTTTTGCAAGGTTTTTAAGCGTCCTTGCAACCATTGAAACTTCTTGTTCTCTTGTTCCATTTTTCTTTCCTTGGACTGAGACGAGTTGTAAGTAGTCGATAAGTACAACCTCAACATTGTCATTAATAGCATATTTTCTAATTTTAGATGTTAAATAATTTAATGATGTTCTTTTACAATCATCAATTTTTAAAGGTAGATTCTCTATCTTACCTATTGTTTTATTGACAAGACTTAATTGTTCTTTATCAATAGCACCCTGATTAAGTTCTCTTAGCGAGACTCCAGACTCTACACTAATAAGTCTCTGCAATAACTGTGGAGCAGACATCTCGTAACTAAATACAGCCACAGGATGTTTAGCTCTTACAGCATTATAAGCTACGTTCAAAGCAAAACTTGTTTTACCCATAGAAGATGCTGCGCCAATAATTGTTAAGTCTGTAGGCTGCCAACCATTAGTAAAGTTATCAAGACATGAGTAACCAGTTGTTATGCCAGTTATACCTTCAGTAGCCATACGGGTCGTCAAAGTCTGATAGTATTCACCGAGTTGAGAAACTATGTTTTCATCATCTCTTCCACTATCTGCTGATATTACATTAATACCCTTCTTTAATACTTCTGATATTTCCTCTAAGTCTTCTTTGTTTTGCATTAAATTGTTTATCTGTAGCAGTATACTGCCCATAGACTCATATTTACTTTCATAAACTAATTCATCTATTACATCTTCTAATTTAAAACTTGAATAACCATACTTTTCGCATTCGAATAAAACACTTAATACTATTTTATCCATACCTAATTCTTTGCCTAATGTAACAACA